TCAGCACATGGTTTAGCGGCTGAAGATATTATTTTACTTGACTCAGTGACTTTGCCTAGTGGCACTGGATTAAGTGCATCAAACTTTGAGGATCAGTCTTTCATGGTTGTGACTGTTCCAAGTTCTACAACATTTACTATTCAATCAACTAACAAAACAACTTTAGCTGCAGCGGCTGCAGACGCAACTGTATCAACAGGCGGATCAATGACTGTTGAGTTTTATGCAAAGATTGGTCCACAAAAACAAACATATGGTTATGGCTGGGGTGTTGGCCCATGGGGCGGAAACTTATCAACGGCGGCTACGTCTACTATTAACGAAGGTGGCACGTTTAGTAATAGTGATACAACTTTAACATTGACAAGTGGGACCTCTTTTCCAAGCTCTGGCACAATAGCCATAGGCACAGAATTAATAACATTTACAGGTAAATCTACTAATGACCTAACAGGACTTACAAGAGGTGCTCTTGGTACATCAGCTGCCTCTCACGCTAATGGCGCCACTGTAACAGACGCAACAGATTTTAGTGGATGGGGTACAGCTCTTCCTGCAAACCAAACAACACTAGAACCAGGGCTATGGTCACTAGATAATTTTGGTGAGGTATTGGTTGCAACTGTGAGTAATGGAGAAACATTTACATGGAACGCTGCCGCTGCTCAAAGACTAGAAGTTAGAGCATCAAAGACTACAAGTGGCTTTGCAACAGGTAGCAACCCAACAGCATCTAGACTTACACTTATATCACCAACAACTAGACACTTAATACACTTTGGTACAGAAACAACTATTGGCACCTCTAGCACACAAGATGATATGTTTATACGTTTCTCATCACAAGAGGACATCAACACATTTACACCAACCTCTACCAACACAGCCGGTACACAAAGATTACAAGATGGCACAAAGATTGTTGGAGCATTAAAAGCAAAAGAAAACATTTTAGTATTTACTGACAACGCTGTGTACATCATGAAATTTGTAGGATCACCTTTTGTGTTTGGTTTTGAACAAGTGGGTACAAACTGTGGACTGGTTGGTAAGAACGCTGCTATTGAAGTTGATGGGGTTGCTTATTGGATGAGCACAAAAGGTTTCTTTGCATTTGATGGTACGGTTAAAACATTGCCCTGTTCTGTAGAAGATGAAGTATTTGACAATTTTGATAACACTAAAGGCCAACAAGTTTATGCAGGGCTAAACAATTTATTTTCTGAAATAGTTTGGTGGTATCCAGCAGATAGTGATTTTAACAACAAAGGTGTTTTATATAATTATGCAGAGTCTGCACAAATACCTGGAGGCATATGGTCATTATCAACAGAGTCAAGATCCTCTTGGATTGATTCTGGTATTTATCAAAAACCATACGCTACTAAATTTGACACCAGTGGCACTGGCACTTTTCCTGTAATACTTGGTCAGAGTGGTCTTGGACAAACAAAATATTTTGAACATGAAATAGGCACTGATCAAACAAACGAAGACGGCACTGTTACAGCCGTAACATCGTTTATACAGTCTTATGATTTTGACATACAAAGCGAAGCATCTTCGGGTGATAACTTTTTATCTGTTAGTAGATTTATACCTGACTTTAAAAACATACAGGGCACAGCTGATGTTACCGTAAACATAAAAGACTTTCCAACTAGTTCTGATACTGCATCAGAAACCACACCTTTTTCTATAACATCATCAACCACAAAAATAGACACACGCGCACGTGGTCGTTATGTAAATGTAAAAATTCAAAACTCAAATGTAAACGAAGCATGGAGATACGGAACTTTTATGCTTGATGTAAAACCAGATGGAGCAAGAGGTGGCTAAGATAGTAGTAAGAGTAACAGAACCAGCAAGTGAATATGATCAGTCAAACCAAAGACAGATTAACAGATCAACCAGTTCTATTGTTGAACAACTAAACTCATCTTTTCAACAAGACCTAAAAGATGAATTAGAAAGGTTTATATGGTTCTATGGCCAATAGTTTTTTAAATAAAAAAGTTGATCTTACAACAACTGACCTAACGGTTTTATATACGGTGCCTGCAGAGACAACAGGTCTTATAAAATCTATACTGGTATCAAACGACGATGCTAGTAATGCGTGCGAAATTACGGTCACACTGGTAAACTCAGGTGGCACAATATTTAGTTTGTTTAAGCAGAAAGATATAGCTGCTAAAACAACGACCGAGCTTTTGACTCAACCTTTAGTCGCGGAGGAGTCCGAGGTAATTAAAGTGCAAGCAGAGAATGCCAATGATTTACATGTGGTCTTATCTGTATTAGAAACAACAAGAGACTAGGAGGAAACATGGCTTTTGAAGAACCAGGTTCAGTAGCATACTTATACGAGGGCGATAAGAAAATAGCTCAGATAAAGGTTGATACTACCGTTGTATTAAAAAACTTAAAAACAGGCAAAGAGTATGACTCTGATGCAGAGGGCGACGCTGATGTCGATAACCCTGATACAGACACAAAAAGAGAGGACATCTCTAGAAGTGTTTATATAAAGGTCGCTAAAATGCCTGATATAGGCTCGGAATCATAGTTGCGTTTTATGGTAAAAAGCGGTAAATTAAGAAAAAACAAAGAGCTTATTTCAAGCATAGCTCACTTGCGGACTCACATTAATTATAGGATTAGCAAATAATGCAACACGGTATTGGAAATTTAGCAGAACGAAGAGGATTTTTTTTAGGTGACTTTGTTGATTCAGTAAGGGGCGTAGTAAATAAAGTTGTCCCAAGAGAATTAAAACCTATTTTACCAGTCGTTGCCGGAGCTTTTCTTGGACCAGCTGTTGGCGGTATGTTCTCAGCGTTGGGTCCAGCTGCAGCAGGATTTCTAGGTGCGGGTACAACTAGTGCCCTTACACAAGCATTAACAGGATCAGGTAAAATAGATCCGATGAGCACATTACTATCAGCAGGTATTGGTGGCATTCAAGGAGCTAGAGTGCCAAAAGATTTTACAGGAACTGAACAAATTAGTGGTCCAGTAAAAAAACCAACCTTTGATCAAAGACCTGGTATGGATACCATTTTACCAGATGCACCTACGTTTCAAGCTCCAGTTACATTTACACCCGGCACAGAAGCTTACGACGCTGCAATGAAAAATGCAGGTTTTTTTGACAGGGCTTTAATGACAGCAAAAGAATATACAGGTAGCACTTCATTAAATCCAGCAACAGGTAGACTTCAATACGACAGAGGACCAGACAGTTTCTTTAAAGGTGCAACTGCATTTAGTTTACCATACACAGCAAAAGCCGCAGCAGAAGAACAAATAGATTTAGACGAACAAGAACGACAAGGTCAAATACAATCAGCTGCTGATAGAAGAAAAGATAGAAAAATATATATAGAGTTTGTTAAGAAAGCAGGGTTCTCGCAAGAAGAAGCAGAGAGAATGGCCGACGGTGCAGGATACGAGGAGGGTGGTGAAGTTACAAAAGAAAAACGTATGACAGCGCAAGACGGTAAATTTATGGGAGGACTAGAAACATTAATGGAAATATTTGGAAAACCAAAACAACCAATGATAGGTGAAATTGATTCTAGATTTAGACCGTTGCCAGAAGATATCGAAGACGATGTATCTGAGGAAGAAAAGAGAATAGCACTATTAGAAGATGAAATAAGATACCTTATGGAAGGCGGTACACTTGAGGCTAATAGAGATTTAATAGAGAAATATGCCGCTGAATTAAAAATGTTAAAAGAGAAACAAGACCCTAGCTTAAGAACGCGTAGATCAGAGGGAGGCAAGGTCCCAGGTTTACCTAGAGGAAAACAGGTTGACGCACGAGAAGGAATGTTTATACCTATGGGAGGGGCTAAGAGAGCCGACGATGTGCCAGCAATGTTATCGGTCAATGAATTTGTGTTGAATGATAATGCAGTAGCAGGACTTGGTAAATTAATGACAGGGTCACCTGATCCAAGGGCCGGGGCTCGCGCATTGTATAAGATACAAGATCAACTGGAGGCAATGGTCGTATAATGTCAACTGTAACAAATATAACAAAAACAGAATATGCACCCTCTATAAAGGGAGCAGCGGATTCATTTACCGCCAGACTATTACCAGTTTTAGATCCATCAAAAGCAGTTGACACCGGTCAGTTTGCACCATCGGTTGCTGGAGTAACAGCTGCACAAAAAGCTGCACAACAAATGGCAGCAACACAAGCGGGACTTGGTGCTTTAAGTTTTGATCCACAAACAGGAACTATTACAGACGTTGGAGCAGGCACAGGACTTGCGGGCTTTGAACCATTCTTACAACAAGCAACAGGTTTAGCTGATGCAGGTGTACAAGCAGCATTACTAGGACAAGGCGTGGGTCGTGCAGACATAGACGCGGCTCGTGGATTGGTTGGACCAGGACAGACAGCACAGTTCATGTCACCTTTCCAACAACAAGTTATTGATGCAACCAAAGCATCGTTTGAGAACAAAAGATTACAAGAGAGACAACAAATCGCTGACCAAGCTGTAGCTGCAGGAGCCTTTGGTGGTGGTCGTGAAGGTGTACAACGTGGAGTGTTTGATGCACAAACTAATTTAGGTCTTGCACAACTAGAAGCTGACCTAAGAGCACAAGGACTACAGCAAGCACAGGCGCAACAAGCACAAGCGATTAGTCAGTTTGGTGCATTGAGTGGACTAGAACAAGCACAAGCAACACAGAACTTAGCACTGCTCGGACAAGCAGGTGGTGTACAATCGGGTCTTGCATCACTACAACCACAACTAGTGGCAGGAAGCATTGGAGACCTATCAACTATTGGACAACAATCACAAGCGCTTAATCAAGCGGAGATCGG